CGTCGAGGCCGTCAAGAATGCCGTCTATGAATACTTGCGGGTTAGCCGCTGGTCGGCTGTTGATCATCTTGCCGGAGCCAAGCAGATATACGCGATTTGCAAAACTTTCGCCGTTATAGTTGTAGGTGGCTTGTTTTGTAAGGGCCAAAGCGGTTGCCTGTGTGCCATCATTAAAAGATAGCGACACCTTGGCATTTTTGCCGGTTTGCGGAATAGTCGGAACTTGCATTTTTAAACTCCTTTAAACGTGTTTGCCGATTGTCCAAGTTCGGGCCGCTATCCAGCCCGGAAATTCAGCGATGCCCAGGCTTGTGCCCTGCTCACTGACATAATCCATTTCAAGTTGTGTGCTTGCGTGCGTTACGGCGGTTTCAATGACACCAAAAACGAGATCAGATAATGACTCTAGCGTAGCGAAGCCGCCAAGCGTTGTAATCTTGCCGCTAATGGTTTCGGTTGATTTTTCGCAATAGATCGCGGTTTCAAGATCGAAAGTCACAAGCCGACCAGCGTTTTCGGTTGGTCTTGAATAACCTTGAATGGTCAGCCCTACCCACGGAGCTTTAGCAATGCCTGGCGGGTTCTTCGGGTCTACATGCACATAAACACTGATAGACTTGTTAAAATTAGTCTGGCAGAAAGTTTCAATGGTTGCGCTGTTGGCAATAGCGGTTGCAACGGAAGCCAGCAGGGTTGATAGTGTTGTCATTAGTCGCGGGCCTCCAATTTTCCGGTTAAAATGTCGATAAATGCCGACTCAAAAAGCTGGTCGGGCGGGTATTGTGATTGTATTGGCTCAATCAATTTTCTGAAGGGCGACCGCAAAACGGTGCCGCGTCTGATGAAAATGCCAAGGGCTGCAAGATAGCGGCGTGAGCTTTCCTCGATTGGCCGATTTCTTCCATCTTGGAAAAGCTGCATCTTTGTTTTTTGAGCTTGTTTGGCGTCATTAAGCACGCCGACGGTCATGCTGTCCTTTGTGACTTTATAGCGGGTTGCTTTTGGCAGTCTGCCGCCAAGCGGATAGGGTGTTGGCATTTTTATTGGTCGCTGAGAATAACCCGTTTTCTTTGCCTTGCCACTTTTCGTGGTTGCCGATATTGGCCTATTTGCGCGGGTAAGATGTGCAACGGTTATCGGCCCTTGACTGCCAAGCCAATTTGAATATTCACCATGCGACGGCCAGCCAAGACTATTATCGGTATAGGCTTCGATCATGCGCTTTCTAAGCCTTGCAGCCGTAATTCTGAGCGCTCCGGTTTTTGCTTTGTCTACAAAAGCGAGGGTTTGTTTTGCATAAGCAGCAGCGGCAACCGGATTTGAACCAATAGCGCGGGCAATAAGCCGCTCAAGCTCTGAGCCTGAACCACTGAAATCGGGCTTGATTTGTAAGTCAAAAGCCATGTTATTGCCTCATGCCTGCTGGGCTGATGCGGGTGTCAGCCATTGCTGAAACTGTTACGGTATCGTCATCAATGCTTATGATTTGAGTAATGACAAACACGCCGGCCGCTACAGTGATCTTGCCGTGTATTGCCGGAGCTGATACCTTTGCCCGGCTGATAACGATTGTCCCGCCAAGCCCGGCAGTGTTTGCCATTTCATTGATAAAGCCCTGAGCGGCAGCAACTACCGGCACGTCTGCAGTCTGGACTCCGGCCGGTGACGTATAAACAGCAAGCTCGCCGAATTCGTCTGGATTCGCGAAAACGGCGGCAAAATCTTCTGTTAATGCTTCCTTAAACGTAGTCATCGTTTGCGGGCTTTCCTCTTGTTGTGCTTTAAAATACTCTTAAAATATCTGGCTCTTACAGCCTTTTTGTCGATTGACTCCGCTACTTCTGCAGCCGTCCAGCGCCAACTGTTTGGAAAGCTAGTTGAAACGCCTATCCAGCCGAAAGCTGGGTCGGGCTGCAGAAGTAGGGGTATCATCAATCGAGGGCGAATTTTGCCACTGTTGCGGCGCTGGCGGCGGTTTCCCAGATAAATCCGTTGGTGATGGTAGTAACACCTGAGCCCACAGCGGTCACGGTGTTGCCGGCTGTGCCGATAGCTGCCGAGCTGCCCGCGGTAAGTTCGTTGCCGGCCACTTTGGGAAACTCAACAACGATGTCGGCAATCTGCAGAGCCCCTTTTGAGCCGTCCGGGATTGCGTTAATTGCAACGCCTATTTTGCCATTGCCGATGTGGACGAGCTGTCCGGAGGCGATGTCTGAACCGGTGGAGTTGGTGTAGTCGTAATATTTAGAATCGTGCTGAATTACGTTAAGCATGCTTGCTTCTCCTTTTTTATTCTTTATTATCTGGCAACGATGCCGATTTTGCCGGTAGCAGTTGCCAGGGCGATGAAATAGATGGACGGGGTGCGGGTGTCGATGTTATCGAAAGTGACGCTCTGACCATCTGCAATGCTCGGATAGAGGCCATTAGCGGCCACATTTGCATCACCATAATACATTGTTGCATCTTTGGCGACCACCGTTATTGTTCTGCAGTTCGGTGGCATCGTGCCGATAAGGCTGGCAGAGCCGGTGGCAATGGTTAAATTTTGAGTCGTGACAGCTTTAAAGCCAGAACTGCCAGGTCGGGTAACAACAGCGCCGATCGAATTGTCAGCGAATCCGGTGGCGATAACAATCGAGCAGACGCAGAAAGCGAACATCAGAGCCTGAATTTTGAGACTTTTCATGTATTTACTCCTGTTAGTGAGGCGCAGGTTTCCCTACGCCCCCGTAAAAAGTTATTCTACAGCTGCCTTGACGGCGTATCTGTGTTCTATCGGTGCCCAGCCCACGTCAACGCGTGCCATGATTTCGAACATATCCGGGTTGCGGCTGTTCAGGCGCACGATTTCGGGGCGCTGCTGGCCGTTCAGGAATGCCACCTGAATGATCGGGCGCGACGCAAAACCGTAATAATTTTCATCGCTGTTAGCACTGAGACGATCTTCAACCGTGAGCTGCAGCCCGGCAGCAGTGTTTTTGATGCCAACACCGTCAACAACCATCATGGCGTTTTCAGTGAGAATGCGGGCCTGTTCTTCCAGTTCTGACGGCACAGCGATTCTGGTCAGGCGCAGATTCATACTGTCAGTGGTTTTGAGGCCTTTCATCTGGCGAAGTTTCAGGCGGATTGCGGCTATACCGTCATTACCAAGAGTTTTTGCGCTTGTGATCAGATTTCCGTGGGCGGCGCTGAAAAGAGCGTTAGTAGTGCCGTCGCCGAGGGTTGAAAGATTCGGGTTGCTGGTGATGATTCCCCAGACGCCGTTACCGATCAGCTTGTCAGCGCCAACGCCAAAAAGCTCGATCGCACGCAGGAAAGCGCCGAGTCGGTCGTTGATGATCATTTCACGGGTCATCTTGGCTTCACAGCCGTAGGTTTTTACCTGGTTGGTGGCGCCATTTTCTCTGAAGTCAACAGCCTTATAACCGCCGCCTTCGAGAACTTCAGAGAAGACCGGCACGCCGCCGAAGTTGGCAACGGTCATAACTTTGAAGTCGCTGACGTCGTTGTTGATTTCGACGATGTCGCGCCAGGTTTCCTCACTATTTTCATAAGCGGCTTTGAGCTGCAGATTTGCAACGTTGCTCAGAATAACGGGAAAATCGCTGGTTGCCATTGCACGCTGTATCATTTCGTCATCGTTCAGGCCGCGGGTATTGACGCCGACGCTGCGCAGGCATTCTTCGACCAGACGCATGAGCGAACGGCCACGAAATTCGTTAGCACCGGCTGCCGGGGCTTCAACCGCGATGTTATGACGCAAAGCAAGCCCGTGAGTAGCGGCTCTGACAAGTTTTTCGCCAGAGGTTTCGCCGCCCTCGATGGTGGTTTTCGGGGTGCTGATCGGAGCGCGTGAGCTTCTCAGATGCTCAAGCACCATTTTTCTTGCGTCTTCGATGCCGACCTTGTCGTTGATGAGTTTGTCGGCAAGGGTTTCGGCACCTGGCACCGAGCACATAGAGCGGATTTCGGACTGTCTTTCCAGTTCCGCTCTTGCGCCGCGTTCTTCGGCTTCTCTGGTCGACTTCATCACTTTTGCAGCGCGTTCCTTGGCGTCTGCCGGGATTTCTGCATCAGATGCAAGCTCTTTACACTGTGCGTCGAAAATGATCTCAAGCATGCTTCTCTGTGCGTCTGTCAGAGCGGCTGCTTCTGTGCCGACGGCGCGGCAGAACTGTTCAAAAGTTTTCTTCATGGCCTTAGCCTCCTGTGAATTTTCGTCAGAGCTTCTCTGACTTGTTGCTGCAGCGCTCTGAGCGCTGGTTGTTCCGTTTTTATCGCCGGGCTGATCTGCTGATTTTGCCCTGATTTTCGAAAATTGATCGGCGCCGATGGGGCAAAGCGAGCCCTCCGACGGCTCCCAGTCAAGCGCAATTTTTACCGGGCCGGTGTAAGTTCTGCCGTTCAGTGTGTATGTTTCGCCTTCTTCGACGTATGCAGCCGAGTAAACGCGATAACCGCCGGAAAGATCAGTGATGTGGCCATCTTCAACCTTCTCCATGGCGTTCTGACTGTCTGCGTCGCGAGCGAAAACAAGGTCTGAGATCAGCTGGCCGAGGCCGCCGACAGTTTCGGCTCTGTTATTGCGGCAACTTCCGAGAACGGCTTTAACCGTATGAGTATTGTGAGTGTCACACAGCGGCATTTGAGCTGGGATTCTGCAGGTTTCCATGGGCAAAATTTCGCGAATCCAACCGCGCTCCCAGTCATACATCCACGTTGGAGCATCGGTTAGCACTGCAGCCGTGACGACTCTTGCTTCTTTGTTGAACGACTTCGGGCCAACTTTAAAGACGCGGCAAAAGGCGTCTTTTTCGATCTGAGCGTTTCTTGTGTCACAGTTTTCATAGATTTTCTGCCAGTGAGAGCGTTCCTGATCGGTCATTATGGCCGGATTCAGACCCATGGCGCGGCAAAATAATTCGAAATTCATGGTTTATACCTCTGAGTTTTCCGCATTTTCAGCGGTCAAAATCTGCTCATCATCGGCAGCGGGGCTTGTTAATGCAAGGTCTATCGCTTCCTGTTTCAGCTCTTCAACAAGTTCGTCATAATCTATACCTTTGCGCTCGCAGATAATCCGGCGCGAAGTTGTGCGGTTTTCAAGCGCCTGGCGATCTGCAACCTCTTCTTTTACAGCATCCGCAGCAGGCAGAGCCGGCAAGGTGAAACGATATTGCTGAAAGTATTTTCTGTTTTGCCAGTAGCCTTTCAGTCGCAAACCATTTAATACCGCTGCATCCATCCAGTTTCTGATGACGCGATTGCTAAATTTGCGAATAATCAAGGCTGAATCAAGACGGAACAGCGTTCTTTCGTTGTTCTGACCGGCTTTAAGAGTCGAAAAATTGGCGTTGGAAAAGTCGCCGGTAAAGGTTTCGTAGCTCATCGAAAAACCGCGCGCGCCCTTGCGTAAGTAAGACTTATCAAACTCAGAGAAACTGCCTGTCGGCATTTCGGGATTAACTGTTTTGGGATCTTCGCCAGCGTTAAGATAGTTGACTCTGACGCCGCCAACAGTTTTGACGGGCACATATCTGCCGCTTGAATCCGGGGTCATAGGTAGGCCGATAATATTGCTTTCTGCCGATGGCGAAGTAATGAATATGCCGTAAGCGGCGGCAAGGCGGTGCAGCTCAAGAATCTGGTCGGAAAGTTCGTTCTGGTCGTAAAGCGACATAATTGCGCTGACGAAATGGCAGATACCGCGAGTTTCAGTGATTCTGCCGGGCATAAAAATATGTATGACGCGCTTTGCATCAACCTTGACAGTCTTGTCACTAAGGCCAAAACCTGACGGATGAGCCTCGTAAAAATGATAAAACACCGCTCGGCCGCGCTTATTGAACTCGATGCCCCTGATGGCATAATTGCCATTTTTTAAATCACCGTCAACGCTGTCGTTGAGCTGTTCAGGCTCGACCAGCTGCAGCTTATAGGGGTGAAATTCGTCGGCCGACTCGATAACAAACAGCTCGCCGTCAACTTTCAGGTGGCGATACACCAGGCGCTTTACATCATCCCAGTGCAATCCGTTGATAGTGCAGTCTTCAGCCCATTCCCAGAAAGCAGACTCAAGTATTTTGATGCTGTCGGTATCGCGTTTGCCGTCTTTGGTGATGGTCCATTGTGGGTCTAGGGCAGAGCCAACGGTAAACGCAAAGCCGACGCGTAAAGCGTCGTTGACGAGCGGGTGATTGCGGTCGAGATCGCGCGACCTGGCGACAGCTGTTTTCCAGTCGCGACCAATTTCAAGATCTCCGGTTTTCATCTGGGGCGCCCAGAGCTCGTTGTGATGGCCAGAAATTACAGCAGCATCATAAGCTCTTAAGCAAGCGTGTTGACCAAGGTATTTAACAGCTGACGATGGGCTGACTAGGCCGACTACTTTTGCAATCGTCCTAGTAAATTTGCTGTAAAGGCTTTCTGATTCTGGCTTTTTGCTCATCTGCCGCCCCTGTCGAACACTACTCTAACCGATGTTTCGTTCCCAGATCGGCGGTATAACTGATTTTCAACCTCTTTGATCTGGTTAGACAACCAGGTTTCATCGACGCGGGTTAGTGTTCGGCCGTTGATACCATAGCTTTTGCCGGTAAGTAGGGCAGAGCGAGCCGCGTATAACTTCGCTAAATACGCTTCAAGTTGGGCGGTCGTGGGCATTTGCTTACCTCTTTTTTCCGGTTTTTGCTTTGCTTTTCAGTGGGGTCTTTTTTACCTGCGTTCTGTCTATTTCTACCAGCGCAGGTTCTGCCGTGTCAAGTATGTATTTTGCCGCCGCCTTGATTTGGGCTTTAATCCATGCCGACAGTTTCGGACTCGCTTTTAACTTCGTGCTAACTTCTGACATTTCAACGCCTCCATCGTCTGATTCTTGATCTGCCGCCTTCGTCATCGTCGTATTCTTGGTTATTTACCGGTGCCTGCGGCTGTGCCGGCTGCATGATTCCTACTGGTTCCTGAATGATGAAAACCCCGCCGTATAGCTGCCTTGACGCCATAATCATCTGCATCTGCTCGCAGTCGAGCAGATGATTATCCTGGCTGCCTTTTTTAGTCCAGACTTCGCGGGTGCCCTCTTTGATTTTGTGTTCGGCCTGTAATTGCTGAAAATACTCAGGCTTTTCGTCGCTTGGGATGTATGCTGCGCAAATCGGGGTTTCTTCCTGGGTCTGGTTTATGCGCCAGAAAAACAGATCTTTGCTTTTGTCTGTGTCGATCAAAACAAGGCGCAGGCCGGCTGGCAGCTTTTTCCCGGTCGGAGATGTAAAGATCGGTTTTCCGAATTTAAAATTATCTGGCAGGCTGCCGCTGAAACCCTTGGTTAGAAAGATCTGCACGCCTCGGCTAAGATTTTGAAAATACCAACGGTAAACCCACTCAGTTGAGGTTTCGCCGTCGTCTTTCATGCCGCCGCCTGTGTCTATGCCGACACGCCAGATACCCATCGGACCGTGTTTGCTTGGCCATGTTTTTTGAAAAAGAATGTGATTTAATTGCTCTTCGCCTTGAATAAATCCGTGTTCGATTTTCCAGCTGGTTTCAGTATTGGACCAGGCGCGAATTACATACCAAAAGCCGTATTTCTGCACGTCAACTGTTGCGATCAGGGCAACGGCCTCATCTGGCACAGTGCCGGCGCGGTAATCAGCCTTAGATTTTGCAATAAAACTTTCGTCCGGCTTTTTAACAATCTCTTTGAAATACAGCGCAAGAGCGCTGTTATAGAAGTTTTGCAGCTTTTCCGGGTCGTCTTTGCTTTCGAGGAATTCCAAAACCAGCGAATACAGCGAGCCTGCAGAGCGCACTTCGTGAATTCTCCAGATCCAGATAAAGCGCTTTTCGCCCTCGATGCTCACTGGCCTGTCTGGGTGAGCGCTGCATTTTTGCATCGCTGCGTTTTTCTCTTCGGTAGTCCACAATGCGCCGCAGGTTCCACAGCAATACCGCGCCGATCTGGCCCGCTCGTATTTGTTTTCGAGCGAGCTGTCGAAATAAACATAACCGCCCGGCTGCGTGGTGCCGTCAGCGGCCAGATAGGTTTCGCCTTTAAAAAAGAAAAGCGGTTGACGCTGATCGCAATGCGGGCAAGGCACATGCACCAGGTATGTGCAGTCGGCGTCTTGCTCGATCTGGTGCATGCGATCGCCCTCAAGAGTGACTGTGCTTGTAATAATGCCTTGCCGATCATCAAAGCTCTTTGCACGATACCGTAATCGGCCGACCGGCTCGCCTTCTTGGGTTTTTAACGCCCAGCCTGGTTTGGTTATTTCGTCGGCGCTATAATCTCTTGCTGACGTAGAAGCTAAAGACGCAACAGATGAGCCCCAGGCCGCTTTAATGCTTCCTCCTGTTGAAAATTGTATGCCTTTTTTGGTGACTATGTTTTTGCAGCTGTTGAAGCAAATCGCATTTTCTATACTACTTTTAAATCTTGTGTTGATCATTTCTTCGGTAGTTGCCTGATCTGCCATTGCAAAAATTTGTGGCCCCGGCTTTTTGAATTGGCGGTATAAGTGCCAGGCGATGATGAATGTTGTAAGACCGATCTGCGTTGACTTTCTGACGATGATTTCTTTTACGGCTTCAGAATCAACCCAGTCAGCCAGAATTTTAAAAACCGGCACCAGTTCGCGGGGATAAAGGCCCACAACGTCAGAATATTCTTTCGAAAGAACAAAATATTTCCCCAGCCAATCCCAGAAAGTAATCTGTATTGGCCGCGAAAATGCCCTCAGTTCTGATTGGCAATATGCTGATATTGTCACGCATTACGTTTCTTTTTTTTAATGGTTTTAAGTTCCGGCATTACAACCGGCATATACTTGCCTGCCCTCGCATAATTATCCAAAAGCCTGTGAATATATTCGTTTAAAATTTTGCGCTCTTGGCTTTTGTCTGGAAAAATGGCGGGGATCGACTCAAGGCCCAAAATCATTTCTTTAAGTCTAAATGTCCAGCCGGCTTCGACTTCTTCGCGGCTCATAACTGTTTGCGAAAGCTGCTTAACAGAAATTTGCTCTCGCTCCGCTTTTGCCTGCCAGTATATTTCTCTGGCCTTTTCTTCTTTTTTGGTTTTCGGCTTGTTAACACACTCATCCCACCACTTAAAACAGGCCCGCAGATCATATTTCCCGCGAGATATTTTCGGCAATCCCATTTTTTGCCAGTTTGTCAGCGTCATTGTGGTTACATCAAAAAATGCCGCCACAAGGTTTGTGGACATAAGGAAGGGGTTTTCCGTATTACTGCACGCGGCCGGCGTAAACTCTTCTTCATATTCATTGATCTGCTGCAACTCTTTTTCTGTAAGAACCTTGCCGGAGCTGGCTTTTTTGATGATATTAGCGTATTGCGCTTTTTTTATCTTGACGGCTATTTCTGACATTTTTTTGTCTCTCTTTCTGAGAGTTTTTTTATGCTTAAATAGTGTTGCCTGATCTTTTTTTTGTAATCAAGCGTTCCGCCAGACCAATCGAATTTATCAAACCAATAGTTGCAAGATGGATCTAATTCTTCCAGCAATTTAGATTTAGATTTTCCTTGTGAAATCAGCCACTGGTTCATCAGGTTAAATAATTTCTTGTCGTATCCGCTTTTTTTGTAGCCGTTTTTAAAGGCGTAATATACAAAATCAGATAAATTTTCTATTCTGTGCATTAACACCGAGGTTATCCAGTTTTCGTATCCCTGAAGACCTTCTGCTTTTATCCTTGGCTCAACTCCGAGTTTATCGAAAAAGTGGGTTTTCACTCTTTTGAGAGTTTCTTCGAACAGCGGATTAATATTGTTTCTTACCGGCGCAAACTGTAGGGGTATAAAGTATTCTGGTAAAAATGGCGTAGGAGCGATGTGGATAAAGCATTTAGACTTTTTTTCGATTCTGATTTCAATAAGTCGTTTCCAGAACAAATAAAGCTGCTCATAATCTTCCTCTGTTTCATAAGGGAAGTTGAATACATAATTCAATTTTATTGTATTAAAGCCATTTTCGAAAACTAGCGGGGCGATTTCTTCTTCGAGTCGTTTAAGATTTATCCCCTTGCCAATTATGTCGATTATGCGCTGGCTAATTCCGTCTATTCCAAAAACTATATTTCCGCCAAGGCCTGGATTCTCTACGTCTTTTTTTGAAATCGTATTCAGACGGTAGTTGTAATGGTAGACTTTTAAGCCTCTCGCCTCACACCAATTTACAACGGTTTCTCTGCCAGAATATGAGGCCTCATCGGGCGCAAAGGGGTATATGTGCTCGTCCTCTGCAAAGGTGTTTATTTTTTTGTTGATTACTTCAGCTGGAATTTCTCTAAACGGATGCATTCGTCTCGATAGCGAACAAAAACCACACTGATACTTACATCCTCTCGCCACCTCAATGACATGCGCCTTGTATTTTGTCTTTAAGGTTTTTAGCCTCGAAAAATCAGAAAGTTCTTCTGGCTGTAAAAATGTTTTAGATATCACTGGCTCCGGCGATGATCCATGAATAGATGGAACATATGATCCCGGAATTCTTGACGCTTTTTCTAAAAATTCCGACCTCGAGCCAATATGGTTTTTTTTGAGATCAATAAGCGAAAGAATAAACTTTTCGCCTTCGCCGATACAGGCTATGTCTACGAATTTGTCATATCCCGAAAAAAGATAGTTTGCTTGGCCTCCAAGCAGGATAATAGGGTCAGATTCTTTTCTGAATTTTGAAATCGGCTGTATTTTGTTATCGTGTAAAAACGCAGGAATTCCAAATATCTGGTAATACATATACGCGCAGATTCCTATTATTCCGAAATCCCTGACTGGATTTTCTGTAAACCACTCCATCGATTCAAAACCCGGTTCCCATATTGCCCTGCCACAGGAAATTCCGCTTTCGTTTACCACTGCGTCGATTATGTTTGCTCCCAAATAAAAAGGCCTGTAAGACGCTGGCGAAATGTCGCAAAGAACCAGATCTTTTTTGTGAAAGTCGGATTTTCTTGAATCAATGAATTCGGAAAAACCGTAAAACTGATCAGACCTAATCAGGCGATCTTTAATATTTTTCATTAAGATAGCCCTGGAAATCTGCTATTAACTGCTCCGGTTCCACCTGAAATTTTTTCCAAAGTGGCTCAGACAACGGAACCGCCAGAACATACCTTTTCTTTTTAGCTCTCACCGATTTTGCCATCATTGCGCAAAATAAAACAAACGATTCCAGATCAGAACTTTCCGGCTGTTCGTTTGATTTAATCAATTTTCTGATTGCTGATCTGCTTTTTTTTATTGCTTCTTCATGCCACGCCTTGGATACGGTGAAGATTACATCGATAGTATCGTCCTCATCTCCAAAAATTTCTTCTAACTCTTCTGTTGAAGCTGATAAGTCGAAGCCAATTTTATTAATATCAATTCCCGATAAAGATAAACTAGACAACAGCTCTGATTTTACGTCTTCATCCCATTCAGCAAGTTCCGCGCTGCGATTATCGACCAGCCCGTAAGCGATTAAATCCTTGCCTTTCAAGTCTGTTACATTCGCAAGCAGCTTAGACCAGCCCAGTTCTTTGGCGGCCATTACGGTGCCATTTCCTGCGACCACATTGCCCGCAGAGTCAATAACGATATTTTTCTGCTGGCCATACTTTTCAAGGCTGTATTTAACGGTTTCCAGATTTTTAGGGTTATGTTTTCGTGCGTTTTTAGGATCAAGCCTTAAATCAGAAATTAAGACCTCTTTGATGTCCAAAATTCTACCCCCAGCTTTTACGTTTCACTACTATATAATGCTGATTATATCTAAATGTTACTATATAGTAAAGTAAAGTGTGTTTTTTTTACGGTAAGTAGCAAAAAAGGGCGCCTCCGGGCACC